GTCTGATTGCCTTCGATCACATGCACTCCAGTACTCGCCTTAGCGATCGATGTGGGGGCAAGAACACCTTGGGTGTTGCTGCCATAAGACGCAATCCACAACGCCCCCACTGTGGTGTTCAGCAAGGGCCTGATCTTAATGACCATATTGCCTATCATGTACCGTTGGTAGGTAATGGCAAGATTGTTAATTGCTCCTGGGGAGAAATGGGACAGATTCAACGACCCACCGGCGAGACTCAACTGGACTAACCCGTTGTTCACCCCAGCGGTGGTGTTCGTGATCTGTTTCGTTCCCTTCACCCGCAGTTTAACCACATCTGTCTGACCGCGCAGGTAAATCCCTGGCAGTGACGTGACACGATTACGGCGACGCCTATTCTGGCGCCTATTTGCTTTCTTATTCATATTGGACTATATTAGCCCCGGTCTCCAAAAGATTTAGGTCACGCCGATCCACGGCCTTACTGACACTATCTCTAACAACCATTCTGTCATAGTAGGCTTCCATTGCGATCTGGAAATCAGGCAATATACCAAAGGCGTAATAATAACTCGCTCTGGTGGCAGGGGTGACCTCCCTACCACACACAACGCCCTCAGCTAGTTGCAGTTGGCTGCGGTTTCGGAACACTTCTTTTGTGAATCCATCCCCCGCTGCAACGCCATTTCGCGAGAATGCCCTATAGAGGGCGCCTTGCACAGGTACATCATGTGCCAGGCGTGTACCACAGGTCCCAACTGCTCCCATCCACTTCTTGTACACCTTACCATTGGGTATACTGATGAGACACATAGGGTCCTTGGTGAGAACGGCAGTATGGTTGCGTACCATCCGCCAGCCTGTTTCGGTCATTACGGGGTGAGTTTGGCAAAACTCAATTTCCTCGAAGACATGAACAGGTTCCTCCACTTTCATCGCAAATCCACAAGCCACAAACCACTCGCTCAACCCCTCCTGAAATGTAGCTAAATCGACCTTCTCCATGAAGACGACGCAATCGTCTCCATTGTTTGCCAATTCAATGTCTAGTCCTTTCGACCTAGCATACACTTTAATCATCGCACACATAAGTATGCAATTGCCAAGGGAAGTGTTCAGATCTCCTGAACTACGAGTTCCTTGCATTTCGAACTCGACCACACCATCCCTGGCACGCGCCTTACCTCTGTTAACTAACTGCCAACGTAACAGGGTCTTCAAGAATTTGTTACCGGGAAACAAACCTTGGTAGAATTGGTGCTCGTATTGCAACGCTTGCTTAGACACATGCATGTCAAACTTTGT